CTGCTCGTCGTCCACCGGGTCGCCGGTGGCTCGGAGCTTCGCCGCCTGGTGGCAGAGCGGGCAGACGCCCCCCGCCATTTTGTGCGGGCACGGAGTCGAGATCCACGCGCCGGGCTTGTCGGGGCGCTCGAAAAAGTGCTTCCACACCATGAAGAACGGAGACGGACGAACGCCCTGCTCCTTGAACCAGTCCTGCCAGGCCATCGCGGGCGGGACGACGCGCAGCACGTTCTCGCCTTGCCGCGCCTTGAAGAAGATCTGCGCCTCGTCCTCGGCCTGCGACTGCTGCTCCTTCATCTCGGCGGCAGCGGTGTCCAGGTCGTAGTCGATGTACGGCGCCAGGGCGTTGTCTTTGTCGTTGCTCATCGTTGTTCCTCGTATCGTCGTATCGTCGTGTTGTCGGTTTAGCGGTCGCGGATGTAGGGCTCCGTCTCCCGCTCTTTTCGCAGGTCAGCACCGAGGCTCACCAGCATGTCGCGCTTCGCCGAGATCGCCTCGACGTAGCCCTCGACCTCTTTACGCCATCGAGCCGCCTTCGCCAAGCGGTCGTAGGCATCTTCGACCGCGGCGTCCAGCGATGCCCTCGCATCGACCATCTTCTCGGTCGGCTTCTTCGGCAGGGCGCCCGCGTCGTAGTCATCGTTGAGCGCCTGCATCGCGCGCTCGTAGGCGGACCCCTCGGCGCGCTTGATGTTCGCCTTCGCGGCCAGGTACTCGTGCTCCGCGTTCGCGTGCTGCCGCGACCAGTAGGCCATGTCGGCGGGTACGCGCTCGTATTCGGCGTTCAGGTTGTCGGGGTCGATGCACACGCACTCGACCAGAAAATCGTCGAACTCTTCTCCGTTGATCTCAGCCATCTCAGTGGACCTTCTTCCGCTTGTGCTTCGACGGATGACGGAGCCGACCAACTCGCTCGGCTACCCTCACCGCCACCGTTGACCAGGACCGCTCGTAGGTCTTGGCGATTTTGTAGATCGACCAGTGCTCACCGTCGTGGTCGCCGGTGTACAGCGCCACCCACTCGTCGATGATCTGCGAGTCGTAGGTGAACCGATCGGGGTTGTAGCCACGCTCGGCCAGCGTCCGCTTCACGGTCGCCAGCTTCATGTCGCTGTCCTGGGCGATCTCGTGTGGGAGGTAGCCGTCGAGGAACAGCGCCACGACCATCTCGGCGCGGTGCTTCTGCGCTCGGTGGCGCGTCGTTGCTGTGGACGTTCTGGGCATCGATCTCCTGTTACGCGGCGGCGGGCAGGGTGTACCCCTCCAGCGAGCCCCAATCGTCTCCGACCTCGACGTCCACCGCGATCTCGACCTTGCCCGATGGCCATCCGACCATGATGGCGGTGGCGTGCTCGATGAGCGCATCCACGAAATCCTCGGCGACCTCGAAGATGAGGGAGTCGTGGACGGTCATCACGAGCTTCGCGGGGAAGCCCGTCTCGACCAGCCACCGCACGCACGCGACCAGCGACGCAAGGCAGAACTCGGAGCCCGTGCCCTGGACCGGGGTGTTGTACGCCTGGCGTTTTCCATGGCCAGCCTTGCCGGGGTCTTGCTCGCCGATGTCGGGGACCGGCCTGCGTCTACCCCGTCCGTCCATCCACCACGTCCACGTCTCGCCGGTGCGGGACGCCTGGGCGGCGGTGCGCTCGATCCATCGACGCAGCACGCGGAAGCGGCCCATGACCAGATCCTGCGCGCGCTCGGCCTCCTTCTCCGTGAGCCCGGTCATCGCCGCGAGCGCGGGCGGACCCTGACCGTAGATGGTGCCGAACACGATGCCCTTGCACACGCCACGACGGCGCCCCTGCTCGTCCGCCAGGGCCTCGCCGGTCAGTCCCCCGCAGTCGGCGAAAGGCGAGCCCCAGAGCGCCTCAGACAACGCCTCGGCCGTCTCACGGTGCGGGTCACCGCCACGCTCGAATACCTCCAGGAGCACCGGGTCGCCCGACAGCATGGCGGCGATGCGGACCTCCAGCGCCTTGTAGTCGATCTGGACGAGCTTGTGGCCGGCGGGCGCGACGAACGAACTCTTGATCTTCTTCGCAAACTCGCCGCGGCTCGGGATGGTCTGCATGTTGGGATCGGAGCAGCTCATCCGTCCCGTCTCGGTGCCGGTGATGTTCAGCGACGCACGGATGCGGCCGTCGCTGCGGATGAACGGACGCAGGCCCTTGGCGTAGGTGCCGTTGAGCTTCGTGACCGACTTCCACTCCAGGATCTTCTCGACCACGGGGTGGTGCTCGGCGAGCGCCTTCAGGACGCTCTTGTCGGTGCTCGGCTTGCCCGTTTTCTCCGACTTCTTCTGCACGGGCAGGCGCAGATCTTTGAACAACAGCTCCGCGAGCTGGTCCGAGCTTCCAGGGTTGATGCCAGGCTTCACCGCCTGGATCTCGGCGAGCAGTTCGGCCTCGCGCTCGGTGAAAAAGCGCTCCGCCTCGTCGAGCTTGCGGGTGTCGATCATCATGCCCCACGACTCGACCTTGCCGACCGCCCACGGTGCGTCGGCGAGATGCGACCGCCACACGCGACCGAACGTCTCGGACGCCTCGATGTGCGGGCGCTGCTGTTCGCCGATCAGCGCGGTGCTCACGGTGTCGCGTGCGTTGTACCGCTGGCACACATCGGGATCGATGAGCCCGTAGACGTAGGACCAGGGATTGCCATCGACGAGCGATGCGTGCAGCCAGTCAGCGGGGATCTTCGGAGTATCGACGAGCAGCTCGCCCGCGTTCCAGTACTTCCAGGGGACGGCCTCGGCAGCGTAGGTCGTGCGCTCGCCCTTCATCGTCCGCGGCTTCTCCCACGCCTCGATGACCTGCTGGCGTCGCTCGGCATCGTTCGGCGGGCGCGACTCGACCACGACCTTGCGCCGCTGCTTCCGCCCGGTGATGTCGTTCACTCGCGTCTGCGTCTCGACCTTCGTGGGGACGGGCTTGTCGGCGGCGCGTCGAAGCGCACGCAGGATGTGGATCGCCCTGTCGAGCGCTTCGCCGGCCTCGTCTTTGTGCCCGCCCATGCCGACCTGCCACGCGAGCGGGGCGAGGCCGCCAGCACCATCGGCGCGGAGCAGCTTCGCCCAGATCATCGTGTCGGCTTTCAGCGAGTCCTTCAGATCCTCGCCGAAGTAGGCATCGCACGAGCGCGACTCGTACTTCCCATTATGGGCGGACAGCTTGCCCTCACGGAACAGCCGGATGAGCGGCGCGCGTCGGGGGTCGCCCTCGTACATCGCCTCCTCGGGCCAGACGTAGGACTGGAGGTAGTCATCGTGCGGCGTCAGGGCGAGCGAGACGACCTTGAAATCCGGCTCGCCCAGCACGCCGAACGTCTCGACGTCGAGCGCGGTGAGGCGGTCGAGGAGATCATCGACTACCTCGACCGCCTGCTCGGCCGTCTCGATCATCGTGTAGTCGGCCAGCTCGGGCTCGGGGAGATCTTCAGGGTCTACCCTCATCGCCCACTCGATGTCCGCGCGCAGCCAGTCCATGAGGATGCGGTTCGACTGGATGCGGAACGGCTCGGGGAAGAAGAAGGCCAGCGTGCCGTCCTCCAGGCGGGCCCACGAGCGTCGCACGTTGAACGGTGCGGCGTTGCCCGTCACCACGCGCGTCGCCGTAGAGCCGAAGCACAGCACGCGCTCGGGCTGCACCACATCGAGCGACCGGCGGAGGTACGGGCGGCAGGCTTCGATGGTGTCGTCCGAGAACGAGCCGCCCGCACACCGGATCGCGTAGTCGAAGGCGGTGGGCGTGTCGCCAGCCAGCCGCCGGATGATGCTGGCGATGTTGCGCTCGCCTGGCGTGGACCACGGGCGCCCGTTCTCGTCGCTGCGTCGCGTCGGCGACTGCCCCACCGCGAGGATGCCCCCGGCCTTGCCCACCGGCTTCATGCACGTCGAGCGAGCCTTCGCCCCGAGCTGGCACCGTTCGCAGTCGGGGTCGAAGTCCAGCTCATCGGCGAGGTCCACGGCCGTCGCTGGATCTTCGTAGATGGGCAGGTTCACCCCAGCACCCCCGGTGGCAGGTCAGAAGGGTCGCGGCTTGTTGGACTGCCCTGACCGGGCTTTCGGATCGGCTCCTGCGGGTTGCTCAGGTTGTACGCCTTGATGGCCTGGTCCACGAGGTCTTTGATGTGCTCGACCTGCACCACGCCGCGTGCCTGGCAGTCCATCGCGTAGAGCCCTTGCAGGACGTGGAG